AATTTCTGTTTCTTGAGGAGCGTTTTGAAGTTCTCTTGAGTTTAACCAGTGCTGAGTCCAAGGTAGAGGGTTAGAGTTAGCTTTTTGATCAAAAACAGGATCAAGTCCTATTGCTTTCATACGTTTATTTGCAACCCACTCTACATAGTCAGATAAAAGTCTAGCGTTAAGACCTACCATAGAACCTTTTTCAAATAAATACTCTGCCCAACGTTTTTCTTCAGCTACAGCGTCTTTATACATTTGATACACTAAAGGCTCACATTCTTTGATAACTTCTCTCATTTCTTTATCACCTTCTGCAGCACGATAATTTTTAATAATATGTTGAGAAATAGCGAGATGTTGTGATTCATCTCTTGCAATTAAAGAAATAATTTTAGCACTACCTTCCATTAGTTTTAATTCACCAAATGCAAAAGTACAGGCAAAAGATACATAAAATCTAATACCTTCTAATATATTAACATTAATTAAAGCTAACCAGAGTCTCTTTTTAAGTTCTCTAGTATCGTTCACTAATCCAAGCTTAAAACGGTTTCCATACTCAATAAAATCATCGTAGGTTTTAGTTACGCTTTCTGCTCTTTCAATAATCATAGGATCATCTAGAATAGTATCAAATATTTCGTTTGGATTTGCATATACGTTTTTTATAATGTGTGTATATGAACGACTGTGAATTGTTTCAAAGAAGTCCCAAGTGATCATACAAGATTCTAACTCTGGTAAAGTACAAAAAGGCACAAAAGCAAGAGCAGGGCCTCTTCCTTGAACAGAATCTAGTAGAGTTTGATATTTAAGATTAGAAGTAAATATAAACTTTTGCTCTTCTCTAAGTTCGTTGTAATCACCTCTATCTTTTTGTAAAGATACCTCCTCTGGTCGCCAAAAATAGCCAAGCTGAGATTGAGTTAACTTGTCAAAGATAGGATACTTAAATACATCGTACCTCTGCGAGTTTAACTCTTCTCCAAAAAACATAGGCTGTTTTGTAAAATCAGTTTTAGTTTTATTAAATACTGTTGTCATTTTTTCTCCATCCATCAATTTCAGAAATACAGCTATAAATTAAATTCTGTTCATTAGAATCATTTTTTATCTCTACTTCTTTCATATTATATTCGTGATCCCAATAACTTCTAGAATCATTATTGAAATTATATCCTTTTCTACTAAGTCTAATTAAAAGACAGTTATCTTCTCCAAGTGCTTCTACTAAACATTTAGCTTCTTCATAAAATCCACTATCACTAATAAAAAATAAAGAGTTAGAAGATCGTTTAATATTGTTTAAAGCTATTTCCCCAAATACTCCTTCTCCAAAAGTAGGTTTCGCCCAATTTTCTGAAAGAGAAATTTGTGCTTCCCTAAAACTCATTCCTAGCAAGTCATCTGTTCTAGTATCTTTAGTTTGCTCTAGTCTTACGGCCTGTGAAGGAGACAAACCAAAAAATACTGGTAGTGCTGTTTTTAGTGGTGCAGAAAACTTAATATGCTCTACGTTATCATAACAATCCATAAGACTTGTTACTGCTAAATCTTTCCCTGATCTGGGAGGCCCGTTAAAGAATACTACTTTTTTAATCATATTGTACAACTTTCACATTCTTCTTCGTCTTCTTGGGTTTTCACTTCTGTTTCGTCATGCCACCCAATATTGTGTTGTGGCTCTTCATCTTCATCCTTTTTAGCATCATAAGTATTTTGATAGTAAGAAGTTTTCCACCCTAGCTTATAAGTACTAAGTAAGTCTTTAGCCATCACAGAAAGAGGAACTTCATTGTCATCAAAGTGTTCTGGATTATAACTCCAGTTACCACTAATAGCTTGATCAAAGAATTTTTGCATTACAGCTACGATATTGATATACCCTTCATTAGAAGGTAAGTCCCATAGTAAGCTATAGTAATTTCTATAGTGATAATACCCAGGAACAATTTGCTTTAGTGGACCTTTTTTAGATTTTTTAACTGATAAGTACCCACGAGGAGGTTCAATACCATTTGTAGCATTTGATACTACAGAAGAAGATTCTGACGGCATTTGTGCTGTAAGAGTGGAGTGCCTCATACCATGACTACAAATTTCTTCTCTTAATCGCTCCCAATCATACTTTAAAGAAGAATCACGAATAATTTCATCTACTTCTTTTTTATATGTATCAATCGGTAGAATACCATCATAGTATTTTGTACGATTAAAATACTCACAAGCACCTTTTTCTTTTGCAAGATTTACAGAAGCTTTGATTAGGTAATATTGAAATGCCTCTGTAGTATCATGCATAAGCTGCCATGCTTCAGGAGAGTCATACTTTACTTTGTTTTTAGCTAAATAATGTGCTACTCCAATATATCCTACCCCTAATGAACGTCTAGCTTTTGTAGACTTTTCTGCGGCATCGACTGGGTACCCTTGGAAGTCAATTAGTTCATCTAATGCACGAACTGCAATATCTGCGAGTTCTTCCATTTCATCTAACTTACTAATTTTACCTAGATTTAAAGCACTTAAAATACAAAGAGCAATCTCTCCGTTTTTGTCATCAATATGTTGGACTGGTTTTGTTGGAAGAGTAATTTCTTGGCATAGATTAGACATATATATTTTATCTTTAAAAGATGAGTGTGAATTACAATGATCTAAGTTCATAATGTACAGACGACCAGTTTCTGCTCGTTCTTTTAAAAGAGACATAAATATATCTTGTGCTTTTACTTTTTTCTTTGGTACAGAATAGGCTCGTTCATATTTTTCGTATAATTCATCAAACTTATCTGTACCATATGCCTCGTATAGTCCTGGAACGTCATGTGGTGAAAATAAAGAAATTTGTTTGTCTTCAATTAATCTTTCATAGAATATTTTTGAAATTTGAATTGAATAATCTAGTTTACGAACACGATTATCTTCTGTACCTTTATTGTTTTTAAGAACTAGGATGTCTTCAATTTCTTTGTGCCAAATAGGAAAATGGACAGTCGCAGACCCGCCCCGTACACCATTTTGAGTGCAGCAACGAACCGTACTTTCAAACTTTTTAAGAAATGGGATGACTCCTGTGTGCTGGACTTCTCCTCCTCTAATTTTAGAATTGATTGCTCTAATTCTTCCAGCATTGATTCCAATTCCGGCTCTTTGTGCAGTATAATATCCGATAGCCGTATCAGAACTAAAAATGGACTGAAGAGTATCGTCAGCATCAACAAGCACACAAGAAGCAAACTGGCGGATAGGAGTGCGAACGCCAGCCATAACAGGAGTTGGGATATTAATTTTAAATGTCGAAATAGCATCGTAGTATTTTTTAACATAGTTTAGTCTCGTTTCTTTAGGATATTGTGCAAACATAGTTGCAGCAATCATTATGTACATAAACTGAGGAGTTTCATAAATTTGTCCACTAGAACGATCTTGTACTAAGTATTTATCCACTACTTGTCTAAGTCCCGCATATGTAAATTCAAGATCTCTTTGATGTTTAATATAAGAGTCTATTTTTTCTATCTCTTTTGCTGTATACCACTCTAAAATATTTTCATCATATACTCCATGCTTAATATTTCTATTAATCATTTCTGGTAAAGAAATATAGTCAAAGTGTCCCATAACTTCCTTACGAAGAGCAAACAGTAGTAATCTAGCTGCAGCAAATTGATAATTTGGAGTATCTAAAGATATTAGGTCTGCAGCACTTTTAACTAATATATCTTGAATATCTTTTGTTGATACTCCATCATAAAACTGAATACCAGAATTCATTTCTATTTGTGATGCAGAAACACCGCTTAGACCTTCACACGCTTCAAAAGTCATCTTATGTAGCTTTTCTAAATTTAAGGATTCTTTTGATCCGTTCCTTTTTACGACTTCTATGTTTGACACTATATTTTTCTCCTATTCTATGTGGCTTATATTATTTTCTTTTTGTATTGAAACTTTTTCAATTAATGGGTGTGTAAAATCATGTGATATTAAAAACACATTTAAGTTGTTTTCTTCTTGTAAAATATCAATAAGTTTTTCCTTACCGGCATCATCAAGAACACCAGTTATTTCATCTAAGAATAGCAGATTAATATAGTTTCCACCTATTTTAGATAATAGGCTTCTTATAGAAAGAAGAATAGCTGTTTGTATCCTACTAAACTCTCCTCCTGAGACAGTTTCAATAGGAGTTTCTTTACTATCATTGACTACAACGATATTTAGTTTTTCACCTTCTAACCTAAAAACAACTTGAAATTTACCATCTGATAATTCAGATAAATATCTATTTATAGTGTCTTCAAGTTCTTTTGTTAGATTTTCAAGTTTAAACGCTACAATACCTGTTGTACTAAATGCTTTTCTTAAAATTGTTATATTTTTGATTTTCGAGTTTAAAGAAATTATATCATTATTTAACAGCTGTTGTCTAACTAAAAATTGTCGTTTTTGTTCCTGTAGGGCATCTAGTTTTGTATTATGAATCTTAACTTGTTCATTGTGTTCTAGAGCGAAGTCTCTTTCTTTTTCTTGCTCAAAAAGATTTTTTGACAACTCTTTTACTTCATTTTGTATCTGAGTATAGTCAGGATAATCAGTTGGAATAGTATCATCAATAATTTGTGTTAAGTTTTCAAACTTTTCAATTTCTTTTTGGTTTTTTTCATACTTTGCTTTTTGCTCAAAATAAGTTTTAGCGGTAGTATCTAGTTCTTCGTATAACGCTTCTTCTTTTTCTAGTTCTTTTTTGGAAGAAAATAAATCCTCTTCAAGTCTACTCTTCATAAGCACTGAATGAGTGTTGTCGATTTGCTGCCCGCATACATAACATTTATCTGTAGTGTCTACATCATTAAGTTGTTTATTTACGTTAGAGATATGATTTTTTCTCTTTAATACGTTATTTTTAGCAGTTTCTAACTCGTCAAAAAACGTCTCATTTATTTCGGGAGATTTTAATGACATATCAAATTTTATAGAATTTCTATCTTCAATTAGAGAATTATTTCTATCAATTTTTTTACATTGATCTTCGTAGTCTTCTAGCTCATTCTTACGCCTTGCAATTTTTTGCCTTAATGTATCGTCTACTTCTGGTACAGATATTAACTCTTTTGTTTCTCCTATAGTGGTTTCGTCCAAAAAAGCATTAACAGTTTTTATCTCCCCATTTTTAGTAGCCAGTTCTTTTTCTAAAGATGATAAAGATACTTTTAGTGCATCTCCAATTCCGATATACTTTTCTAACCCGAATAGATTAATTAAGAACTTTTTCCTATTAGTATCTGTTGCTTTTATGAAATCTAACAAATCTGTAGAACTTTGATATGTTAGTTGAGAGAATACTTCAAAATCCATACCTAAAATATTAGATAATTTTTTATAAGTGTCTGGAACTTTATGATCTGATATGTCAGTTCCATTTTCAAAAAGAGATACTTTTGATGAGTTTCCTACTCTTTTAACTTCTATTCTATAGTTATTGGAAGAGACTTTAAATTCTAAGCTTCCGTTCCATTCTTTAGAGTTACCATATCTGTTAACTATATCACCTTTTTTAATGTTTTTAATATTCTTTGAAAAAAGAAGTTCTTGTATAATTAATGCAATAGTAGATTTACCACTTCCATTAGGAGCAGTAAGTTGAGTAATTTTATTACTATTTATGCTTAGTTCATTATTGCTTCCATAACTAAACATATTGTTAAATTTTAGTGTTTCTAATGTTATTTCCATGTTAAAAATACCTGTCCGCCTTTTGATCCATCCGGTAATAATGGTGTATCTAAAAGTTCTTTATATTTGAATTGAATGTGTCCTAATACTTCCCAACCAGTTCGTTTTGTTCTCTTTTTTAGATTGGGATAGCAGTTATATATAAAAGTATTATCTTTATCCCCCGGCTGATTTGGGTCATAGTTACAAAGATAATGCATAAAAATGGGTTCTAAACTTGTGAACGTAAAAAAGTTATTATCTGTATTAATAGCATACTTTACTAAATTAGGTGAGTCTTCCCACCAACCTATGCCAAGCTTAGAAAAATCGGGATTATGCCCAGAGAATATAAGTATATCTTTTTCTGTCATAAATTCAAAAAGATATGTTAAAGCTACTTGACTTAAAGAATTTGTAAACTGTCCAAACTGTACTGCTTTTGGAATTACTACATTAACAAAGTCTACGATATCTAGGTCTATAAAGTTATAATTTATTCCTCTCTTTTCACAGAAAGCTTTTACATATATTAAATCATGTGCATTTTGCGCTTCAAATAACGACAAACTAACCGCCTCAAAAGGTACGCCTAGTTGAAAAAAAGTTTCAGCAGTAATTTCAGAGTCTATACCTCCACTCATAGCAATATAGTAATTATATTTAGGATACTTTTCTACAAATTTTTCTACAAGAGTAAATAGATCGTGTCTTATTGTAGGTCCATATCTTTTGTATTTTGGACAGTTTACACGGGCAGTAGAGTAAGGACTCGGCCTCCACCAGTCTCCGTTGTCATATTCCCAGTAGACTCTATTAATTTCCAGCATCTACATTTAAATCTTGAAAGTCTTTTACTATCTCATCTATGTTAGATATCTTTGTATATTCTAAATAGGCTCTAAGTTCTTCAATTAGGTTCATATTTTTTAAGTCTAGTTTTGAATTTTCTGTTGGCTTAAGAGCTATCTTTTTATCTAAAAGCTCTGAGTTTTGTACTTTTGCAAGTTGATCTACTGATCCAGTTACTTCATAGATTACATGATTAAAATCATCGGGAACCATATCTTCTCCTACTTGTAAAGTTTTTCTTATTAGTTTTGGAAGTTTTAAGGGTAGAAAAGATACTTCATAGTCATCAATAGATCTAAAGTCAATAGAGTTAACCCCGTAGTCTCTAGAGTCATCCCTATCAAAACTCACATTCATTGGAGAACCACTATACCAGCAAGGGTAATCCATGTAACGATGAGCAAAGTGTATGTCACCGAGAAGTATGAGTTTCCAGGGACGAAACTTTTCAAAATCGTACTCAGCGGTGATGTGCGGCGGTACTTCTCCTCTAACATGGGCCACCAGAATTTCATTCCCCGTATGTGCCATAAGATTGTCTTTTTGCATTTCACCATACGGGAAGAAATAGACAGTCTGCCCATTAACTTCTTTCTTTTGATTTTTTGTAATAAGAACCACATTTGAATTCGTAATAGCGTGCTGTTCGTGAAAATGCTCAAGGAATGTCTCGCCCTTTCTAGTCGCTTCGTGGTTTCCTGGGATAATATATGTTGGGATTTTAGCTGCATTTATATACCTTAAAAATAAACAAATTTCGTCTGGTTCTGGTTTTCTATCAAAGATGTCCCCAGACAAGAAATGAACATCATGATCTTTTTCTAATTTGTGAAGTTCTTCAAAGAATAGTCTAAAACGATTAGCACTCCATTCTGCAGGAACTTTCTTCTTATGTAAATTAATGTGCCAGTCGGCACTATGTAGAATTTTCATTTTATTTTATACCTTTTGCTTGTATTTAGTGATGAATATGTCTTTATATAGTTTGTGTTGTTCCCAGTTTAATTTATGCTTTTGGCTAAACTCTAAAATGTGATCATTCATACTTTTAATATGATACTGCATTGTATCGTCATTTTCGTAGTAGTCATAGTTAGGATATTTTATATTCCATCCTCCTGCCTCTTTCCACCAATTAAAACTGTCTTGGTTATTTCTATAAACTAAAATAATCCAATCGTTAGGGAAACGAGAGGTAATTTCATCTAATAGATAAGCCCACTCATGGCTTTTGTGTAATTTACATCCTGTCCCAGAATAAGGGGTATCTAAGTGTTCTTTGTTTAGAGAAGCCTCAAACTCCATACCTGTTCCAAAGTATACTCCTTCATGTCCACTATAATTATGGTGATTGTAGGTTCTCTCTGGAGTTCTATCGGAAATATCAATTCTTTGATCTTTTTCTATCTCTTGAGCAATACCACTCCATCTACTTCCTGGAACTCCTGTAAAAAATATTCTCTCTGGTAAATTATCTTTTAAGAACAGCATTATATCCTAGCACTTCTTTTTGCCAATAAATCAGTGTTTGTAAAGTTGATCTAATTGTCGCTTTATCTAGTTTTTTTACTACATCTACTAATTCTTCGCCTTTCCACCAACTATACTTACCAACTTTTTTCTCAATATCTTTAATCGCTTCTGGATCTTGTAGCATTGATTCTAAAGCTTTTCTTACTTTAGGAGTGTTAGGGTTATTCTTATTCATCCACAAAGCTTTCTGCAGAGTATCTCTATAGGACTTTACTAGTACATAAGAATAATAAAGCTTTCCTCTTGGTTCTTCTCCCCATTTATTTTTAAATACTTTACTAAAAGATAAGTTTGAATGATTAGGATCGTCAACAATTCTAAAGGTACTAGGGTCAGTTATGCCATGTGTAAATAAAACTTTTCCCGCTTTTTGGGAATGTTTTTTATATGCTGCAGGATTTTCTCTTGTAACATTTAGTTCTCTTCTTTTGTATGCCATTCTTCTTTCACTTCCTGACATCCCTTTTACAAAAGTAATCTTTTCATTAAAACATGCTTTATACGCAGATAGAGATGTTAGGTTACCGCACATATATAAAGTAAGTGCCATGACATCAGGTACACTTCCACTACCTCCTGCAAAAATTGCTTTATCTTTTAGATTATTACTTCCCATCACAATAGTTAGATTCATACCTCCAATGGGGTCATAATCTAAATAATTATAATCTACTTTTTCTGTTAAATAAGATACACCGTTCCCACCGTGAGAAACCATGATTGTTTTTTCATCAAATCGTAAATCATTGTGAAACTTATTGAATCCCGGTATGTCTCTAGCCCCGGGGATATGTTTTAGTTTAATTTTTTCTCCAAGATGCTTCTCTAAGTGTTTAGAAATGATATAAGCCCATTGAGACGTACCTGCTCCAGGTTTTTGTGGAATAATCATCGTGTAGTCAGCTAAAGCTGCTGTTGAAGAAAATGCTAGAATTACTCCAGCCAGTAGTAGTAGTTTTTTCATATTATATACCTCGTTAACAATTGAACCGATAGCAGTTCAAACCTTTCAAATAAAATAAAACCAATTATGATTGCTGGTTTTGATATGTTTAGTTTATGAATAATAATTCCAATTACAGAAAAGATTAAGAATACTATATAGTCTTCCCATCCTCCTGTATATTGGACACAACTCCATACTATTAATATTAGTAATATTGGAAAATAGTAATGATATGGTACTCTAGTAATATAACATATTTTACTAAGAAATAGCAACAAAATAATAGCTACAAGTAGTGTGCCTCCTATAAATCCTAAAAGCATAGAGTCAAAAAGTTGCTGGTCTTCAAAAATAGAAGGGTCCCCTAACTCTATATTTAAATACATTAAAAGAGCTAAAACAATAGCTGCAAAGGGAGCACCTGGAATTCCAAATAATACTGTGGTAATCATTGACGTTGCTTTTTGAGAGTTATTAGCTCCTTCACATCCGATCACTCCTCTGATGTTCCCCTTACCGAAAGGTATTATTGGTTTTTTAACTGTAGCTACTGTTTGTCCATATGCTATCCAATCTGCGACTGCTCCTCCTAGTCCTGGTAGAAATCCTATAATTGCACCGAATATTCCTCCTTTAATAGATATCCACCAGTGCTTAAAAACAGAATAGATTCCCAGTTTTGTGTAAGACTTACTAGTTTTTTTATATGGTTTTTTGTTTCCTATCAAAGCTTCATAGATTTCTGGTATAGCAAATATTCCTGCTATTACAGGCATCAATTGTAGTCCATCTTTTAAATATTCCCAGCTAAAAGTTAGCCTCGCTGCATTAGTTACAGGGTTAGTGCCTACGAGCGCAAAAACTATTCCTAATGCCAACCCTATAACCCCTAGATACCATTTTTTGCCAAGTACAAAAATTACACATAAAAAAGCCACTAGATTAATAATCCAAAGCTCTAGAGTGCCTACATATAGATAAACAAAATCTAACTGTTTGATAAAACAGAAAACCAGTGCTCCCCATATTAGCCCGTTTAAAGTTGAAGAAGTTATAGCAGAAGAAAGAGCTAGACTAGCTTTTCCTCTCTGTGCTAAAGGATAACCATCTTGAATAGTAGCTGCTGATGAGTTAGCTCCTGGTATTCCTAGTAGAACACTAGAAAACGTATCAGCAGTTGTAGATGCTGCTACAACTGCCATAATAAATATTAGTGCTGAGTACGGGTCTGGAAATATAGATAGAAAACTAAATAGAATTATTAGTCCTGTTGTAGCACCAGCAGTAGGTATGAGTCCTACTACTAGCCCGTATAAAACCCCTGCTATGAGTTCAATCATGTTTTATGTAGTCGAATTTAAACCTTCCGTTTGCTGCTTCCCTGATATTAGTTATTTCTAGGTTAAAAACTTTTCCGTAGTGTTTTGCCAGTGAGATAGTCCATTTATCATACCAGTCTAATACTGTACCATCTACATGAGGATACCCTGGATTTACTTTCATCATTATTTTTCCAGTAGTATCAAGTAATGAGACTATATGTCTCAATCTATCTTCAATCCATTGTATAGAATAAAAATTGATAGAACCATAACAAATAATTAAATCAAATCTTGACTTTGTTTTAAAGTCGATAATATCAATAATTTGATCTGCTTCTTCACAAGATAAATCAATACCCCAAAAAGAAGTTTTAGAATACTTTTTGTATTGATTATGTCCACAGCCTACATCTAATGTATTTTTAGATGATCTTACAGCTTCTATAACTTGAGGGTCTTCTTCAGTTGTTTTCCACGTTGTTTTGAAGTAGTCGCTTTCCAAGGTTTCCGAAACTTGACCCCCTATTTTGACGTTTTTCTTCTGTGTCTCTGTCATTGTATAGTTTTATTCTTTCTTTATAGTAATGCATATAGGCTCTTACTGCTTTTTTTCTAGGATAAGTAAAATTTAAAAATTTAGAGAGCCTATCAAACTCAGACTCGTATTCATACCAATCAGGGCTAAAAAACATATTAAGAGATATGTTTAAAACCCTTTCGTCTTCTACTAAGTTTTCACTCCATTGAGTAGTAATCCGATCAGTTAGAGGTCTTGTAGGTAAATCAGTTATATTGTGATTATCTTTTTCATAGTATAGGTTAACTAGTTTTTTTGTATCAGGATAATCTTGTAACCAAATATGAGGAGGGTTATGTGCTGCAGCTTCTACAGATTTCTTATCTTTTTTTATGTAAGTTGCGTGTAGTGCTTCTAAATCTACAACATGATCAGGAGTTGGTAGTGTTTTATCTTTCTCCCAAGCTACTGTTTCATTAAATATGTCTAGTAACGCTTCATGTTCCCAAATTTTAATACCTGCGGGAAAAAGTGTACTAGTATGTACTGTTGTCCAAAATCTTCCGTTTAGTGTTTCTTGAAAGTCTTGAGTTTCTGGATAATCAAGAGGAGAGGTAATATAAGGATCATGTTCCCATACATTATATTTTGGCGTCCAATAGTAATCTTCTGTATGTGCTTGAATAATTCTCATAACACAATTTCCCATTGCAAAAGGAGGCCAAGAAACAAACGTAAAGTTCTCTAGCATATATTTCCTCATGCGTTTGACTTGTTCTAAATTCATTTTTTAACCTTTATAAATAAAAATAGCATGATAGAGTATATCATGCTATTTTCAACCTGTCAATTTTAAAATTACTTAGTACCCGTTCGGTACTATTACATAATGAATTAACAGAACAATACCGACCGAAGCTCCTAATCCAATCATCATCTTCATAAAATCACGAGTGACAAGAGGAAATACTTGTTTCATTTTGGTATTACGAACGGCGGCAATCGCTAGTTCTCGTCCTGTAAGTAGACCCACGAAAACCCAAGTTGTAGACATTGGTATTGAGTTAAGTTCTTTGAAGAAATATAGAATAACAAAATATGCAAAATCAATTAAACACGCAGAACGAATATATCGTGTTGTAGATTTTTCTAATACAATATTTTGAATTTTACCTCCTCGCTCACTAAACATCCATCCAAGACCTGCTACGAAGACTACAGAAATTACAATCATTAAGTCCCACGGAACTTGTCTAGGAAGGAATACTGCAATGTTAGCCATATCATGTGATAACCAAGTCCACCAAAGCAGACCAGTTGTACCCCACTGTGCTACGCGCCAGTATGGACGTGACCAGTGATCTCCAATTGGTTTCTTTTCGTCTAAGATTCTTGAAATGATATGCCAGAGTGCGTAGGCAGCGACAGCTGCTACAGCATATCCCATGATAGATTTCATCAACATCTTTTCTAGCACAAAGGTTGATGCGAAGGCTGAAAGCACAAGAAACGATGTTGAAACAGGAACACCAATTCTAGTGAGTAGTAGTAGCACTGCGGGAGCAGCTGCATGATACCACTGTATTTCTTGGAAAGGTATTTTAGTTAGGCGACCATATGAAATGTCACCTCCGTTGATATACCAACCGAACCATAGTGCCCAAAGCAAAACCGCCGAAGCGGCGGTCCATAAAATCGTCCAGTGGAATCGTTCATTGTTCGACGCAATCCAAGTTCCAAGAGTTTGAACGCTATCGTTTGCTATAACAGAATAGGCGGCTAAGAGGAATCCTAGTGCCATCCAAATTGTAACTACATCCATTGTTAAGTTCTCTTTCTATATTGAGGGTTGAGACAACACCAGGTTTTTTGATCTTCTTTAAATATATAGGCAAAGGGAGAATCAACTCCCCAAGGAAGACTAATCATCTCTATGTTTAATCTACGAGATAGATCCTTAATCTCTATCTCAGGTTCATCTTGTAGCATCTCTAAGATAACATCTGTAAGTCTTTCTGCCTCTTCATCATGTGTATTAACAGAAAACATCACCCTTTTCATAGAGATATCTGATAAACCTTAATATTACACTTCTTTAAAAAATCTATTCCATCTGTAAGTCTATAGCTATGACAGTAGTTTACTTCACAAATACCAGCTTGATACAAAAGTTTTGCACAATCTAGACAAGGAGCGTGAGTAATAAAAGCTGTAGCGCCTTCTCCGCTCTCAGGTGATCGTGCCAGTTTAGCTATAGCATTCGATTCTGCATGTAGTACTTCTGGTTTAGTTTTGAGAATAGGACTAGGTAGTTGTACGCCTTTATCCCAAAGCACCGAAGTTTCACATTCATTATCCCAACCACTAGGCATACCATTGTATCCGATACTAATAATACGATCATCTTTCACAATAACACAGCCGACCTGAAGACGGACGGCTGTGGAACACTCTGCATAGTTAAAAGCAGATTTCATATGAGCATGTATATGTTTTATTTTCATTATAAATATATCACATTTATGTTACAATTTTGTTACAGTGTAGCACCAGAAAGAGCAAAGAAAAAATTTTATTTTATATACTTGCCGAAAGGCAAAAAGTATGCTATTCTATGTGCATAATTAGTGAAAAACGAACACCGCAGGTGAACAGCTGTTAAAGAGCGCTGACCCACGATGTTTATTTACGTTGTCTCGGAGAGACACAGCTGGGCGAACGGAGTTCGCTATTTTCCTAAGACGTCACACTTGCGTCTTTATCACAGACTCTTTTTCTAAGATCACTTGAACTAAATCTATGATCCCTGCTATTGAAATATAAATCTATATCTCTTTTAGCACAGATAGCTCTTCCAGTAAATTTACCCTCTCTATATTCTGATCCTATAATTCTTACATCTATATCATACATTTCTAAGATATCTTCTAAATCTCTTTCTGTACAATAAGGAATTATTTCATCAACATATTTTACTGCGTTAAGCTGTGTATATCTTTCTACGATAGATTGTACTGGTGAGTTTTTCTCTGGTCTATCAAGGCTAGGGTCTACTTGAAGTCCACAAATTAAATAATCACATTGATCTTTTGCTTCTCTTAACATTTGAATATGTCCTGCATGTAGTAAATCAAATGTTGAACAAGTAAACCCTACTCTCATCCTCGAACGTTTGTGTTTATGATCTTACTAAGATCCCCTTCAAAAGTATAAGACCCTACATGGTTTAGTCTTGTGTTTGGGTCCATCCATATTTCTCCTCCCATTTTTTGCCATAATCTACAGAAGGTATAATCTTCTGATAAATAACGGTTGTCCCCGTTTTCATCTTGGTCAATCATTGTGTCAAAAAATGCATAGCAGTATTTCTGAAGTTTAGGATCAATATTACTATCATTCTTATAGTGAAGATCTGGATACTCTACCATCATCTTCTCAAAAACTTCACGCTTAATACAGAAGAATCCTGTAGAAGCGTCCCATACCTCAACAGCCCCGTTTTCTACTCTAATCTGTTTTTTAACAGGATCGGTATATTTAAAATTCATAGCATATTGAATTGGAAGGGCCTTTTTAGGGTATGCCGCTGCGATAATTGGTTTATCCATTGCAAGCATTCTAAGAACAGACTCTTGATCAAATTCAATATCAGCATCAATAAAAAATAGGTGAGTAGCACCAGAGTCTAAAAACATTGCAGTGAGAATATTTCTAGCTCTAGTTACCAGACTTTCGTTTCTTAGAGTAGTTAATCTGAAAGTAATATTATGACGAACTAACTCTTGAGATGCTTTGAAAATGCTAAGAAAATATTGATCTGTAAGCATACCTCCATAACAAGGAGTAGCAAAGAATACAGAACAGGTTTCTCTTAGCTTTTGCAAATCTACTTGCGCTTGCCCGTCTTCTCCTACTCGTAATGCACTGGTAGGAGAAGAATCTTCTGTTTCTATTGTTTCGAAGTCGCTTAGGGACCTTTTTGCCATTTAGTCAAGATCCTCAACTGCTTCTGGCTTAAATTCATCCGAAGCTTCCTCTGCGAAATAGGCTGTATTTTGTAGCAGCCACTGTTTCTGTTCTTCATAAGATTGACGCTTGTAAATCTTATCAAGTTCAAATAGTTCTAGTGATTTCTCTGACTCTGTAAGTGAGGAGTTGTTTCTTGCAGGAATTACAGAATACTTAACATTCTGTGGTAGAGGACCTGTTTTCTCCTTCTTAATCGTGATGTCATATCCTGCATCGTCATCTGCTGGATTTCCATAATCTGGATTTGTAGCATAATCTACAATCTGCTTGTAAATCGTAGAACGAAGATCAAAAATCTTAATCTTATTATCTGCACGATCAATTACATTGCAAACATATGCAAACTGAGGTTTATCTGAATATACCTCATCATCAATTTCTGCCATTGGGTCTTTGTTTGAGTCATTGAAAGTTTCCTTTTGACGATCAAATCGTAGACATTCTACAGGCATCTTTTTGCCTTCTGTAGTCACTACCCAATATACATAACGAGGCATAACTTCTCCAATTAGTCGAATCTTTGTGTCTCCAACTGGGAGAGTTAGTCTCTCAATCTCTCGGCGTTGTCCGCCTCCGCCACCTCCGGCGTTTCCTTTTGCTTTATCCCATGATACCATATTAGTGTTTCCTTTCTTGTTGAACTATGTTCTTTGTGTGTAGGTATTTTCTAAGACGAATGTTATTTTGTCTTTATCAATACTTATAAATGGGTTACTTTTTATACCATCTATTTCTTTTAACTTAAAAAAGTCTCTATTAATAAATGGGTTTTTATCATCATTTCTTCTGTGCGAAAGCAACCATAAGTATTGTATTTTATGTGTTACTGGTGTAACAGTTTTGAGAAATGATGGATTTCTAAAATAGCTTTGTGGTTCTTCAACTCTATAATTATTGAATATTTCAAAGCTTCTCTTATTCATTATCAGACTTGAGTTTAACCAGTTTGGTATTCTACTTATATTAAGTTTTTTTACTAAGTCTAAAGAGCTATTTGCGATTTTCTTATTATATCCAAAAGTAGAAGCATAAGTCAACACGATAATTGAATCGTAATCCTTTTTGGATTTTTTAAGAAGTTCATACCAGTTAAAGTAAAAACTCATAGAGAATATCCTCTTTGTAAATACCAGTTTCTTCTATTGTTTTGTTGTTTAGAAACTATTGGGCCTGTTAGCCAAAAGTCACAAATAAGAGGACGTTTTTTATCTGGATGCTCTCTAATAATTCTTCCAATTCTTTGTTCTAGTTTTATAGGATTATTTGATGGAAATACTAAAAACAGAGTGTCAAGTCTGTGACAACTAATTCCTTCATCAAAAAGTTTTGTAGTCAGCACTACTTTATATTTTGGACCTACGTTATCTAATATTTCTTTGCGCTGTTCCTCTCCAGTTTCTCCAATCAAAAGTACTGAATCAGGTATAATCTTATTTAACTCACGAAGCCAATCTAGACGTTCTCCTAAAATGAGTATGCATCGACCTCCACTCACTTTTGATATGGCAATTTCAGATACTCTCCGGCGCAACTGCGAGTTAGATGCAAGTTTATTGGTCTGTCTACTCCAATCTCGTTTTGGATCAAGAACATTGAATCTAATATCTGTTTGATATATTTCAACTTTTGGGGTTGCTAGAACTCTGGGATCATACGCGTATGACTTAAATGTTGTAAAATAGTCGTCTAAAACTATATGTTTTCCGTCTTTTCTACGAGGAGTAGCGGTAATAGCTATCTTTGCGCGACAATTTACTGCATTTACTGCTTGCGAAAACATATCAGCAGGACATAAATGTGCTTCATCAACCATTAGAAGCCCAAACCTGTCATGTAATTGCGGAATATTGTTTAAAACACTCTTATAAATACCCACTGTAATGTCTTGAATATCTAAAAGACCGTCTCCAATCTTTCCTATCTTAATTCCAGGTATTTGACTTTCTAGTTCTTCGATCCATTGCCTAAAAAGAAGCTTTGTATGCACTAAAATCAGAGTAGGTTTATTAGCACGAGCTAAAAGATTGCATCCTACATAGGTTTTACCCCAACCACAAGGTGCTTGGAATAGTCCACTACGTACTCTATCATTAATTTGAAAGAAAGCATCTACCATATCTTGTTGTTCTTCTCGTAATTCTCCTTTAAATTGGAAATTTTGTTCAGAATCTTCGAAGTTTCGTAAATCCTCAACAGTTTTTATGTCTAATTTAGAGTAAGAGTTACTAGGAACAGTATATATCCCTGTATCTTCGTCATATTCATAAGTATAATGAAAATCATCAACAATTTGATAGGTATATGCCTGTTCAAAAGCTGATACATCTTCAATATCTTCTTCTTTTATGTATATTTTATCAGTAATTGTTGCTGATTTTATGTTAATTTTATTCATTGTTTTATCTTATCTTCCACTATACGCTTCTTTTAAAAGATCTACGTTAATAAACTTTAAAAAATTGTAGTTATAAAAACTTTTTGGAGTAATCACGTCTCCTTTGTCGGTAACTCCTATGACTCTATCGAGTGTTGATTTGTTTAATTTTTTTATGAGCGACCCACTTGGTATTTTTTCTTGAAGGTAAGGAATTTTTCCTTTTAAAATTTCATCTATAAAGTCTCTCATTGGTTTTTTACATTTTTTATAGTGTTTTTCTAATGGACAGTTTATATTTCCAAATTCCCAGTTTTTATCACTTACATCGTAGTAAACCATTTCTTCGTTAATAACATGGTTACACAACCACTTTTCTAGAGGTTCTTGTAAAGCAAAGGGCATATAATTATCTATATCAACTTTATCACCTTGAAAATTTGAGCACCACCTCCAAGACTGATGACTTAGAAAATGTTGTCTTTTAATTTTCCACATATCGGGCCAATTATCTACAACAACTCCTTGCCCTGCCATAGTACTTTTATTACCAAACATAGGGTCCATTTCTGACATAGTAGTTAGTACTCTTACGTCTGGTCTAGCAGTACTAGTTAGCTTATCTTTATCATTAGCAGGTAGTAGTGTATAATCTATTCTATCTTTTATTAATTTATTGAATACCTCCGGTGATTCAGGAGCACCTCCTGTAATAATGTGAAGTTGCTTATCTAACCCTGCTTCTATAAAAGCTAAAAGCCCTGCAACACTATCTAACCCACCAGACCAAAGAAAATCTATAGTCTTTCCCTTACTAGCTATATTTTGAGCAGATTCAATCATAGCGTCTTTAAATGATATTTGTGGATACTCTTGAAAAGGGACCCACCCGATAATATTTTTAGTATTTAGCGTAAATTTTTCTTCCCCTACTCTATCAATAACATTTCGTGAACAATGATGATGGTTTAAATCATAACCAGATTTCTTAATTAACTCATTTTCTCTTTTTACTTTTTCTTCCCAAAAAGGTAACAAAAAAGAGTATTGAGGTTTAACATAAATTTCATTTTTAATAAAATTTATTAGACTATTATTCCATGTTACTAAATTTACAGACTCCACTTTTATAGCCTTTCATAGAGTATTGCCATCCTGACATAAAGGCCATTTGACATTTGCTCAAAGTATTTTGCTCTTGGATCGCTATCAAACCATTGAGGAATTTCTTCATTTCTAGGAAATGGATGCATAACTATACACTTTTCTGGTAATTTATCAATATGTTCTTTTGTTAATTCATAACTACCAGAGCTTCCTCGCTCTTTTTGCACTCTTGTTAAGTAATATATATCTGATTCTGGTATATTATCAACAGAATAATCATCGCAATAATAAACTTCAGCACATTTTTCTAAAACTTTACCTAAAGAATGTACTGTTCTACTATTTTTATTATCTCCGACGAAAGCGACTTTTAAATCTTCTATTTTTCCAAAGTTTTTATATATAGTATATAGATCTAATAGTGTTTGTGTTGGATGTTCTCCTGCCCCGTCACCAGCATTTATAATTGGAACGGGAGAAATACTAGCTGCCCTTTTCGCTGCACCAATTTCTGAGTGTCTGAGTACAATAATTTGACTATAACAAGCTAAAGTTCTAATGGTATCCTCAAGAGTCTCTCCTTTTGAAACACTTGAATAGCTAACATTGTTAATAGAGATAACATCTGCGCCTACCATCTTGGCGGCTGCAAAAAAACTAGAACTAGTTCTAGTGGAAGGTTCATAAAATAGATTTGTAATTATTTTATTCACATAAGGCGTAAATCTACCTTTTTTAAATGCATCTACTGTTTTAAAAAACCTATTTAATGATTCTATATTCCAATTATCTAAAGTTACTAAATGATTTATATCCATATCTTATCTTTATTACTCTTTTCATCAGAAAAACCTAAAAAATACCAATTTCTGTTAATATATGTTAGTTTTCCATAATAGTACTTATAATCTTCTGCTATTTTTTCTATATTTTCTAAATCTAGTGTAAAAGGATAGCTGATTTTATCAAACCAAAAGTGTTTATTTCTATTTTTGATTATCTTTCGCTCAGAATATCTAAATTGTTCTTTTACATCAAAATATCTAATATTACCTAGTTCATCAATACCTACTTTACAGTCTGATTTTAATAATTCTTCCATATTTCTAATAGTATAGTCAAATTTTAGTCTTTGATACTTTTTTCTTGAGTCTAACTCTACCAATCTACTCAAATAAGAAGGATTATTTATAGATTTATCGTCTACTATGTATTTTTGTCCATTTATTATAGTAAATATCTCATTAAGGGTAAAATTAAACTCAACAACAGTTTTTAATCCGAAAATAGGGAAATTTAACTTAGAAAACTTAGACATAATGAGGCACAGGTCGACCTCGAGAATCGGTGCGAACCATTGTATAGACTCCCTCACATACTTTTGTATGAAATTCATCATCTACATGAACATCTACTTTTATTGTATGAGAAGTTTTACCCGATTTTATTATTTCTGCGTAACACTGAACAATGTCCCCAACTTCAACAGGGGCGTGAAAAATAATATCGGTTGCAGCTTTCGTAACATAATCATAAGTCTTACAGATAGTTCCTGCTGCTTGGTCCATTTTACTCATAATAAACCCACCAAATATTTTACCTTGTGGGTTACAATCACTAGGCATTGTCATAATTTGTAATACTAATTTATTTTTGCTCATCTTGTCTGTGGATAAAAGTGATACCACTTAAATGATCAAGCTCATGTTGATAACACCTTGCTTCCATGCCTTCCATTTTTTCTGTTATTCTTTTTCCTCTAATATCAGTATACTCTGCAATAATTTTAGAAGGACGCCATAGTTTTATAAACATATTAGGAAAACTAACGCATCCTTCTTTCATTTCTACTACATCATCTGATTGCCAAGATATAGATGGATTAATACAAGTAATAATTCTTCCGCCTTTATACATGATAAACAGGGCTTCTGACTTTCCTACTTGAGTAGACGCTAATCCTATACCGCCTTCTCTTTTCATTAGCTTCACCATTTTATCTCTAAGCATTTTTATACTCAAAGATTGTGGTTTTTCTACGTGATTACACTTTTGATATAATCTTTCATCTGTTGTATCTACAAGTTTCATTCTCTACTATCCTTTAGTAATCTCTGAGTTCGCCCCAACTGGGACCAATTTCGAAATCCATACCAATAGGACAGTCTTCTATAGAACACCCACGGTCTTTTTGAATAAACTCTTTTGTTTTAGAAACGTACATCTCTACAAGATCTTCTCTAACTTCTGCAACAATTGAGTCATGGACTACTGTAAATGGTAAGATATCATCTTGGTAACCATTTTCATCAATCCAATTGATAAGGTCAATAAGACCAAATATATTAATATCTGAGGCAACACTTTGAACTAAAAAGTTCACTCCAGAGCGAATTGCGTGTTGTGCTACTCCACGATTTGGAGAGCGCGATTCTGGAAGTCTGCGTTTACGCCCAAAATAGCTGTAAATGAAAGCATTATTCTCAATTTGAGAGTTGCTGTCATCAATATAAGATTTTAGGGCATAGGCTTCTCTAAAATATTTTGCAATAAAAGATTTAGCTTCTGGTGTAGTTACATCAGCGGTTTCTGCAATTTTTGCGGGACCAGCTTGATACATAATACCGAAGGTGATTGCTTTTGCGTGTTGTCTCTTATCTGGGAACTGATTTTTAACTTCGTTTACCTCACAAGGTAAGTTAAAAATCTGTTTTGCAACATAAGAGTGAAAGTCTAGCTTTTCTTTGAACGCTCGTTGTAGGAACTGATCGTTACTTAGTGCTGCAGCAATATAAACTTCTGCTGTTCCAAGATCACCTTGAATAATTTTGTATCCGGGCCTTGCTTTGAAAAGCTTTTTAACATCTTTGTTATCTCTCGGAATGTTTTGATAGTTTAGAACTCCAGAACTAGAAAGACGACCAGAGGTTGTTCCATGAATGTTAAAACCACTACGAAGTCGTAAATCTTGGTCAACACCATCTCTAATACTAGAAATATAAGTATTTAGAAGCTTAGTCTTTTCACGAAGGTCAAGAATGGCTTGAGATAGAGGATGGTTTAGTTCAGCAAGAACTTCTTTGTCAACAGACCAAGCACCTGTTGCAGTTTTCTTAGTGGGTTTAAGTTTGATAATTTTAAAGAAAAGTTCTTGTAATTGTTGTGTACTATTTGGATTGAAAGTTTTACTGTGAAGACGCTCAAAAGTTTTGACATCCTCGTGCATTTCAATCTCAGCTAAACATTCTTCAATATCAATTTTGTATTCTTCTTCAATAGAAGATAGCTTATCCATATCAATAGGACCACCATTATGCTCTAGTCTCATAAGAGCAAGTGTGGCAGGTTTTAGAATTTCGTTATAAAGATAAGAAAACTCTTTGCTTTTACTAATTAGTGGATTAAACTTGTTCCACAGTTGATATGTAGCATCTGCATCTTTCTCAGCATATGGAGCAAGGATGTCTGTTGGAATCATACCATAGTTAAAGTCTGCTAGTTTGATCTTGTTTTTACGAGCAAAAGTTTTCTTATACTCATCAAGATCACGTTCATAGTCTCCAAGATCAGTAAATCTTAGAGCTAGGGGTTTAAGACCGTGTGTGCCTACAGCTTCTTCTAAACAATAGTGCATAAGCATTGTGTCTTCAAAGTCTGGAAACTCAAACCCAAACTCATATTGAAGAAAGTTCATATCAAATTTTGCATTATGGAGAACACATTTTCGGTTCTTAAATAATTCGTGAAACCATTCTTTATTATTGGTAATTAAATCAGAGTGAATATAGTATCCTTCATGTGCTTGTGTCGATAGTGCTACACCAATAACATTGCCTGTTCTTGGTGATAGACTAGAAGTCTCAATATCAACAATGAGAGGATCAGCAGACATAAATTTATCCATTACAGTATCTAGGTCTGCTTGTGAGTCTATGTACACATAGTTTTTTTCTTGGATATTAGAGTCGATTTCTCCAGATAGAACTTTCTTAAGTTGAATGGTAGCTTTTAGAATCTCATCCTCATACTGAGGTTTGAAAACTGTCATGTTAGGATGAAGAAACGGCAACCATTTCTTCTCAATGAACATACCGTTATACTTTGTAATACCAGTTAAGCCGGCTACGTATTTTAGAGGTTCTGCTCCAACAGGACACACTACTTTATACTCGTCAAGAACTGACAAGTCTAAATCAATATCTTTCTTTAGAATTTTATCTTTAGGTTTTGAACATAGGAAATGTACATCAAACTCTTCTTCAAAATACTTACTCATAATTTGAGGGTCTTTTTCAGAGGTTGATGCAAAAACAAAAGCTACATTATTTGACATTTTTATATCTATCCTTTGGTAATATCATGTTTAATTCATCTTGTGTTAAGTCGCCTGGATCTTTACCAGACGGTAGTTTAATAATTTTTGATTGTATAAATCGTCTTTCTAAAAGGTTTGCTATCTTGTTTGCACCAGATAATCCTGCAGCATCTCCGTCAAATAGTATCTCAACAAAAGTTGTTCCAATTTTATCAAGAACTTCCAGTTTAAGAGTACTGAAGTTAGTTGCACCAAATACACATACGGTATTGGTATAACCTTTGTCCCACATATTTAGCATATCAAATAGACCTTCTACTAAGATAAGTTGTGATTTATCTTTAATCTTGTCTAACGGAAAAAGCATATCTGATGATCTAGCTTTAGCAGGACGACGATAATATTTTGGTTTCTCAGACTTTGCAAATCTGTTTCTACCTTCTATAAATCTTATTTTACCAAATTGTGATACGGGAAAGCAAACATAATCTTCTAATCCAAGCTTCTCAGTAAAGAAAGCTTCAAAATCTTTTAAGGTGGTAGCACTGATATTGCGCACAGTTCCATTAACAGACCGAGCATCTTCTGGGACCGTCATATTATCTTCAAACATTACTTCATTTAATTTATCACGTAATTTTTGAATTTTAAAAGGCTGTTTACTATCAAAAGGTATGTCAGTATTTATACCAATACTTTGCAGAAAACGACGTTTTGTTCCTTTGAAACCACAGGACCAACAATGAAATATGTCTTTATCTAAGTTATACATCATACTTGGTCTATTATCTGCATGATTACCAGAAGTACATTGTAAAACAATTTCTATTGGATTATTAGTTTTTTCATAGTTTAATCCATGCTGTTCTAAAACATCAATCATGTTCATATGTCACGACTCACTTCTGATGATTTTCCGTTCTCATCATCTCCGTACATTGCTCCACGGTGCGGGGCGGCGTTTATAGACTGACTTTGAGAAGGATCAACTTTTACACAAGCCCAATCCATAAATACATCAAAACTCATATGTTTACCATTACGAATCTTTGTAGTGTGTATTTGTAGTTTATTATCTTGTGCTCTATCTTCTCCTTCCTTTGCAGGAAAGAACGCAAAACTTCTATCTGCACTGTCAAGAATACCTTTAGCAAATCGTGCTTCACCAGTTGCGTCAATCTGATAAGGAGACAACATAGTAAGATTGAATTTACGGCTCATACCTTTTAGAGCTTCTGCTAACACAATTTGTGTTTTCCAGTCTTTAGAATCGTCATGTTTGATAATGTTAATATAGTCTACAACTGCCATGTTAAATTTATCGTATTGATTAGAAAACATATTACAATAATGATCAATACGATTTAGAGTTAATCCTTCATCATCAATAATAAAAAATCTATTATCTTTTAGTGGTGGTTTTTCGGACTTTACTCGTTTTTCAAACTTTTTAAAATCTTTCGTAGAATATAATTCTTTGTACCAATCATCAATTACCGAATCCTGGGCATAAAAATTATCAATCTTTGATTTTACGAGAGATAGTTTCTGATCATTGGTTAGTTCATTTTTAAATATAGATAGAAAAGGAACACCACTAAGAATACTTAGCAGACGATCATAAACTTCTTTATATCTCATTTCTATAGTAAAGAATGCAATAGTATTACCTTGTAAAAACCTATTTATAGCTAGATTCAAACTTATAATAGATTTACCTGATCCACGACGGCCTCCAAGTAATACCAGTTCTTGTAAGGCAAGACCTCCATTTGCAGAGTCATATTCAGCACTTAATCCAGAAGGGTGTAAGATAAAATCATCAGGATTTGGAAAGAAATCTAGATCTGCAACATCATAAAGCTCATCTGTCATTGGAAGAGCTTTATTTAGATTTAGTAAATGAGTCTGTAGTTGATCTACTATTTCTACTTTTTCTAGTTCTGATAAATCATTAATAAATTTGTCTAAGAACCCAATAGTTTCTTCTCGGATATAGTAATCCTGTAGCTGACCGACCAAAAATTCATCTGCAACTTCATCATATTTATTATCTTCATCAAGAATTTGAGTATCAAAATACTCTTGAAGAGAGGATTCTTTCTTTAATACCTGAAACTCATCTAAAGTAGGAATTCTAATATTAGCTTTGTAAAATGTTTGAACTCTATTGAACAAAGCAGAATTAGCCCCTGTGAAGTACACAGGGGATAATTTAGAATAAAAATCAGGGTCTTTGCCATCCAACAATCTTCGGATAGCAAGTTTTTGTAAGTCTAGTGCCATTAATTACTCTTTACAGGGAAAAGGTTTTCTCTTTTTTCGTTCCTAAAATGTCCATAGTCTCCATCTACGAATATTGAATAGTATTCTCTACCAGTTTCTTCTATCATACTTTCTACTTGGCCGATTCTATACTTTATAGCAGACTCTTTCCATTCAGTCCCGTTATCATATTGCCAGTAAATATTCCAGTGTACATCTTCACGTCCTTCAAAAGTTTCTCCGTACTTTTTCTTAGCTTCTTGTAATCCGTGAAGTTCTACGTACCGACGACGATTCGGTTGTCTATGATAGTCAATCCAGTCTTCATCAAATACTTCTTTTACTTTTCCAAAAGCGTTAATTTTTGGAATAAATACTCTATCTTCTTTTTTAAAGATAACGTCTAAGTCTTGAACAACGTGATCTACTTTTGCTTCACCAGATTTAGAACGAGCGCGAATAGGAATGTTCATTTCGATAAGAACATTCTTAATACGTTGTGGAGAGGCATACAATCTTTTAGCTATTGCAGATTGACTTTCTCCATTATTATAATCGTCTACAATACCTTTCTTTTCTGCCTCTGAGAAAGGAGTTTTAGAGCGTTTCTTTTTTAGCTCTTTTAGTCTGTTTTCTTTATCTTGAAACTCTTGAATAATATTGTCGAGACGTTTTGTGTTATAGGCAATACCAAGATGTTCACAAATAGACTTTTTAGTCTTATTTGCTTTTACCATCCAGATAGCTTGTCTAATTTTTGTTTCTGAAATTTCGTTTGTTGTTGGCTTCCTAGCCATAGTCAATCTCCTATTTTTCTTTATTTTAACATAAAGAAGAATATGTGTCAATTAAAATGTAACTTACCAGTGTCTTACCGCATTTGCGATGATTGCAAAACACGTTACAATATGTAGTAAAATCCATATAGTGCGTATAATAGCTACTCTATCAGCTTTTTTATTATCTTCATAAGCTTTGCTCCCTATTGATTTGCACCAATATCCCCATAGCTTTTGCATGTCAAGTTTTCTCCTGCCATAGATTCTTCGTCTTGTATAAATTTGTAAAAATGTTGTACAGCCACTTCTTTGTTTTTAGCTTCTACTTCAAAGTCTGCATATTCTAGCATAGGAATAGCTTGTGACATTAGGTCTTCATCGTGATACATATCAGAGTGAGCGTTTGGTTTCATCCAATAATCTTCGTTGTCTATCGGAAACGATTGAGACTTGTGAAACAGAGGACGTACATTTCCCCAGGTTTTTACAGCTTCTTTGAAGAAGTCATCATTTACACTAATATGTCTAACTTCATCCCTGATTTTTCTGTTAACTTCTTTACCCGATGAGTTGATCGCTTTTTCTGACGACCGCATTCTGTGACAGGCGTAGTGGTGTATATCCAAACAGGTCCTAATGGGTACTCGTTGGGCAAGTTCAAGGGTATGTTCAATGTCATATCCGTTTGGTTTGTCTTCGTTTTCGACAGTGAGACATTGTTTTGAGTAGTCGGATAGATATTCAAAGTGAGTAGCGAAACGTTTAATACCGTCAATGTGCTTTCCTCCATACAGACCTTGAAGATGGATGTTCATTGCAAAGTCTGGTGCAGGAATATCCATTAAGATTCCATAGAGTGCATGGTATTCAAGGTCTTTGATTGAATTTTCAACAACCTGTGGATTGTTAGATGCAAGAACTGTATACTGACCAGGGTGAACTGATAGTCTAATTTCATATTCTTTAGCAATATCTCCCGCTTGTTTTAGAAGTTTAGAAATCTCTGGCATGATTTCTTCATACCAAGGCTCTGTAAACTCTAGAGTATAGCAAGGGAACAGCTCAGAAGAAATTCTGAAACAGCGTAAATTCTTAGGTTGTTTTGTGAAATACGTAGAAAGAATATCTACTAGTTTGTTGCAGTTTTCAATAGCTTTAGATTGAACACGTTCTTTACCTCCGTCTTTAAGAGCGTAGGTTTTTGTCGTTGTCCCGAAATTATATCGTTTAGCTAGTGATTTGTCGTGAAATTGGCAGCATTGAGAAATGCGCCAATCAGTTTGTGATTGGTTAAAATACATGTTATCTCCTACTTATTTTTTACTATTTTACAATAAGTTAAAGTAACAGTCAAATCTTATTTTCTTTCAATATCGTCTTCTTCACAAAGATCGCCATATTGAATCTCAACTACTCTTAATATTTCATCTTGTTTATTTTGTAGTTGGTGCCATTGTCTCTTTTTAATTTTTGTAGTGCGAAGCTTTTCTACCGTATAATAATCATAATCTGAAGAAACATTTAAGGTTCCTACAGTAGCAGTTCCTTCTGACACAAACCATAGTTCTTCTCTATGCTGATGTCGTTGCATACTTAGAGACTGTCCAGGTTTTACTACTAGCTCTTTTACTTTTACACTAGGGTACTCTTTTAAAACACTCCAAGTTCCCCAGTCCCTGTTAGCAAACTCTTTATCCCAGTTATTTAAAATAACACTTGAAGAATTTTGTTTTCCCCCTCCCACTCCAAAAGCAAACTCAACACCTATTGTATCTTTCCATAGCTTTTGCTCAGGAGTATTAGTATCTGTTCTATCTCCTCCGTTAGCAAAAATTATCGAATCATCATTTCCAGTAGTACAACGAAGTTTAAAAATAGCTGCACTAGCTGACCCATCAGAGTCATCCCAGGTTATAACTTCGTCAACCATTTTTAAGTTTTCTATTACACTAATACGCTCTTTTAAAGGCATAAATGGCTTACCCTTTTTACGAGTAAGCCATTCGTCTGAGTTTAGTCCTACAATTAATTTATCACCTAATTTCTTAGCTGCTTTAAAATACTCAATGTGTCCAGAATGAACAGGATCAAATCCTCCAGTTACTAATACGTATTTCATTAATTCTCCTAGTGTATTATTAAGTCGTCATCAGTGTAATATAAATCGTTCCAAATATTTCTTATTAAACCAGTTTTTGTATATACTACGCTAAAGCATTCTTTCATAAACCCGTTATTTCTATATATTTTTTCTAACAACCAACAAGCTCGGTAATGAACTTGTAAATTATGGTACTCAGCTGATTCTCTTTTTATGTTTGGAAAATATTGTGTAATTAAAGAGTCAAAAAAGACAGTTTTACCCTCTTCGTTTAAGGATAAAACGGAATCTATCTGACTTTCATCAATTTCATTTAAAGTTAGTTCTCGTGTCATATTTTAGATACACCTATAGAGTAGAGTGCAAAGCACTCTACTCTATATTTTAACAAAGAGTGGCGAAGATTAGTCTTCGACTGTCTTTGGTGTGTAATCAGAAGCGGATAGGCCCCGACGAGTAAGAACAGTCTTAACGCCTCGGACTGTCTTATCGAAATGCTCTGCAATTTCTTCGACTGTCATTTCGAGCATATCTTCGATACCCTCGTAAGGATCGGCCTTAGTACCCTTCTTGTTCTTCTGCTCGGCCTTAAGACCCATGCTTAGAAGCTTACCACGAACTGAGTTAGCGGTCTTACCAACTGCTTCAGCAATGTCCTCTAGGAACGCGCCATCTTCAACCATAGAAGCGATCTTCTCTTCTTCTTCAGCAGAATAGGTCTTTGGAGTGACCTTCTTCTCAGCGGGCTTAATGTGTGCGGTCATCTCAAGTGAGAGAGCCTTACCATTGATCTGACGAGCGGTAAACTTACCGTCTGCAAATCCAGCAGCAATCTCTTCAGCCGTCTGGTTACCAGAGCTGGCTTCAAGATAAGCAGCGAGAGCATCAGTCTCATCTGCGGAAAAGACAGGTGCTGCACCTGGCTTCTTAGGAACGTCGTAACCAAGCTTCCGTAGCTTTGCGGTTACCGAACGGCGAGGAAATTCAAACTCGTCGCAAAGCGACTCAATAATATCCTCAGTTACGCCACTGCCGCAGACATCATTCATGCGGGTGACCATTTCATCTGTGTATTCAAACTTAGACATGTTTTCTCCTTTGTTTTGTCAGTAGTTATTTTGGTTTTTTCTGACTGAGAGTTTTTCTCTCAACGTCATAAAAGGATTATAGCAGTTAAAAGATAATAGAGCAAGATTAATGTGACTGTATGTAGTCTTTTGGTCTTTTATGAAAATCATTAAAAAGCACCTTTTAACACTTCAGTTCTATTTTCCCAGTAGTCTATAATCTTAGTGCCATTAGCATCGGCTTTCTTATATTTACTGCTACTAGTATCTCCGGCAGTTATCAAAGCATAGCAGTCTTTTGTGACTGTGTTAGTAACCTTAAATCCTTTGCCTTCTAACATTTCAGCAAGTTCATTTCGGGTCATATCTATTTTCCCTGTTATACAGATTTTTCTTACTTCGCTGGAATCATTCTCGAAGTCTATGCTTTGATTCTGCTCTAGTTGAAGAGGAAGCCCATAGACCCACTCCTCATTCGTATCAAGCCAAACTAGTAGATTTTCTACGGTTTTAGGCCCGATTCCATGTATCTGTACCGTTTCGATCTCTCGCAACCGATCAAACGAAGGTATGTGTTTTACAATCAGCTTTGAAGCTCTCTTTCCAACACCAGGGATACCTAGAGATGCAAGAACTAGCTCATAAGGCTTTGTCTTGCTGCGTTCAATTTCTGCTACAACTTTTTCGCCATTTGCCCCAAGAATACTCCAGTCTTGGTTATCAAAAAGATCAATCGGATGAAGTAGTCCCATTTTAGACACGGACGCAGGGCCAAGTCCCTTGATCTCAAGAGTCTTGATAAAATGTTCTAGCAGCTTACTTGTACTGTGTTGCGAAGCATCAGTAACAAATAACTTTGGGCCGACTTTACGAAGAGCGTGTCCAATGCTCTCTTCGGCGTGTCTTTGTTTAATTTTTAGATTATGTTGTGAGTGCTGGAGTACTCTATTAAACTTCGGAATCACCCCACCTGCTCTTTCGATCTGTATCAGGTCGCCAAGGCCCAAGTCATGGCTTTCGATGAATTCTATATTGTGAAGAGTTACGCGACTTACAGTCGCACCATCAAGTTCTACCGGGTCTACTATGCCCGTGGGATTAACAGTTCCAGTTCTTCCAACAACCCAAATCACATCTTGTAATGTTGTTGTGGCTGTAAGACTCTCTTTTTCTTTAAGAGCCACGGCGAACCGTGGATATTTAGAGGTGTATCCTAACCTTTCACACTCTTTCCAATCATCAATTCTGTATACTAGTCCATCTTGAGGATACTTTGAACATAGCTCCTCATCAAAAACTGTATGAAATAATGATCCAGATAGAATCTTCATTTTATTGGTGTAGTTCATAGTTACACCTAGAAGTTCGTGTGCAATAAATCTAATATTACGAGAACGAAACTCTTCAAGGTCAAGTAGCCCAAGCGCTCCGCTAACGTAATTTCTAAAATTATCTACATCATTGTCAGTAACACACTCACCGTTTACAGCGACATCTCCTGCAAGATATTCTGGAATACCTAATATGCCTGGAAGTAGATGTGATACATCTTCTCCAAACTCACCATTTCCGCGAGTTAGAGCCATAGAAGGTTTTCCGTTTTTATAGATAATTGTTAAGTTGGCTCCGTCCATTTTAGGAGTCTCAACTATAAATTTGTCTTCAATCTCTTCTTCATCATATACTTTACGAAGAGAATATAGTTTATGTGGGTGACGTACTTTACCAGCTGTACCCCCTACACGAACGGTAGGAGAGTCTGCATCATGCCACCCTTGATCTGTTTCTACTTTTACCAGTTTATCATATAGTTGATCAAATTCTGTATCACTTAACTCAGGACGATTTACATCGTAGTATAAGTGACAGTGATGAGCAACTAGTTCTTTTAATTCTTCGTATGTCATAAAATAGTTATCCGTTTTATTGTATAAAAATTATACAACAACTTTTTACCGATAGGCAATTGTTAATTAAACTTTAAAAGGAGGGAATGTACTTAAATCTTAAAAAAGAAGAGGTCTTTGTCTTTATTTTTTCTACTTCTTTATAAAGATTAAAAGATTTTGCTTTTGCGAAGGAGTCTATTCTTTCTAAACTCCAGCAAAAAGGAGGGATATCAAACTCAACTAAGTGACTTTGATTATGAAGAACTCTTACATAGAGCTGTCCATCATCTCGTAAAAGATGATTCATTTTTGATAAATAGGTATATATAGATACCGAAGCCCCCTCAGACAATATTTCCCAAGTTGAAATTATATGATACGCGTTTTCTGGGAAATGTTCAAGAAAATTTTTTTCTTCAATTACCGTAATCTGTGGGCTAATTACAAATTTTTCTACTTGCTTAATATCTTTTACTATAAGCAACGATCTTTTGTATTTTTGCTTATTTAAATAGTTTAAAATTTTCCAGTCAATCATGCTAACTTGTTATTTAACGCTTCAACTAGCTTTATTAAGTTCTCTTTTTTGTTAAGATTGATTCCTTCTATTTGAATATCTAAAAGTTCTTCAATCTCTCTTAACATAGTTTTTACTGTTTTAGTTTTGTTTTCTTCTTTTTCTTTTGGTTTTTGGTATATCTTAAGCTGTACTAATTTACTGATTACAGATCTATACCCTTTTCCAAAAATTTTAGATAACTCGTGAACATCTGTTACTTCTTCCTGTGTATATAGTTCAATAAGTTTGGTTTCTTGCTCATCTGACCATGCTTTTATACTCATTAGTCATTTTCTTCCTTAAAGTTAAATTCCAGTTGTTCTGAAGTATCTAGGTTTCTAGAATACTTAGCGTAAGACTCACTGGCTTCTTCTAACGCTTGTATGATGGAGTCTGTTTCTTCTGCAATAAAGGCATACCCGTTTTTGGTTGGAAACCAGTATCCAGTATCACCATCCATCTGATAATCTCGAATATGTACATAAACTTGTCCTCTAAACTCACTCATAGTAACTTTTACTACATTTTCGTTTGGTTTTTTAAAAACATCTATATCAATCATAAAAATATTACCTTATCTCTGACTTCTAATAATTCTTTTATCCACTTGTTAGGGTTGCCACATATATTTAAGGTATATCTATTTTTATTACTTAAATTAGCTGCTCCATGTAAATAATTAGGATTAAAAAATACTATTTCACCAGTTTTCAAAATTATTTCTTCTTTTTCTTCCCCAAAAAAGAACTTAAAGTTTTCATCTTCGTTTAATGCCATCCACATTCTTATAATTGAAGGATCGTCTTTATCTATATGCATAGGAGTAGAATGTTTTGGCTCTTGCTTAAAGACTCTTACTCTAGTTGTATCAAATTTAAAATAATCGACTACTCTATTGATAATAGGAATCTCCATCAACCTAGTATATTTATAATTTGATGGAATATCTTCTTGTTCTGATTTATATAAGTCTTGTATCTCTCCTGTAGCACTTTTTATAGCACACGCAGTAATTGCATTTCTTAAATCATAATCATCGCAAATAATATAAGGAAGCTTTTCTATTTCTTTTTCCCACTTTCCTATAATAGTAACATTAGGTTTAAAGTAGTTCATTAACACTAACTCCTTCTATTTTTTTGTCTAAATGATCTGCTCCAAATACTACCATATTATTATTCTTTTTGTATATATTTTTTAAATAATTATTATATGAATTTTCTAATTCATTTAGTGGCATAGTGTAATGTGCTGTTACTGTATGAAAACAATTACTCCACCAAATATAAGAATTATCAGTATTATCTATTTTAGAAAGTATTTTTTCTGGGTTTTCTAATAAATTACAATGTATAAAAGTGTGTTTTAGTTTTTTATATCTTTGCCAGTGTTCATAAAAAATTTCTTCTAGTTCCCAATAAGTTAGCTCTTTTTGCCAAAGTTCTTCGTATGTTCTACCTTCTGTTTGTGATCCAAAAGTTTCATTTACTTTGAATTTTTTCTTTAGTTCCCTTAAAAAATTAGGATAATTTCTTCCATCCCAAAGCTCTATTAAAGCTTTTTTAAAACTAAGTGCTTGTTTACTATAGTCAAAGTATATTACTTCGGTATCTTCTTCGAACCCTATAGAGTGTAGCATATAGTTAGGTTTAAATCCAGCCGCTACCGAATATAATTTTTTTATAGGATGAATAGTAGTTTTAGCATATTTTTTAACATCAAACATAGCTTCTGTGTTCCAGAAAAATACACAGTCTGTAGCGCCATTTAATATGTTTACTATCCAATCAAGTTGCTCTTTTAGAGTATCTAAATCTTTATTAGGGTATGCATATCTTTTAGTAACTCTTATTTTTGGGTGAAAGTTATATACTTTTAAATTATTTTTTAAAGAGGTGTTTATAAAATTCCATCCATCTACATAAGGGGTACACACTTTTGTATCTTGAGTAGGGTTTAAAAATAAAGGAGTATAATCATCGTGTATATCCTCCAATGCTCTTTGAGCTACTGCTACTTTTTCTGGCATAGCAGAATCTTTAACATTTATACCCCATTCAGGTTTTTCAAATTCTTTATAATACTTTAAATTAACCAATAAACACTGTTTATGAAGCCCATAGTAATGATTATCACTGTTTTCTTGAGAGTTACCAGAATCTCTATCAATTATATGTCCTGTTATAAAAAAATCTACTTTATCTGTCCAGTTATCCATATATTTAAAAAATTTTGGACTTTGTATAAAGTGGCCTATAGACATTACTAAACAGTGAGATTTATTAGTAGATAAAGCCTTATTTAGCACTTCATTAATTGACTTACCATAAATTATTTCTCTAGGTGTAGGAGAACTCATATGTCTAATAAAAAATTCAGTTAGTTCTTTATATCTTTCAGCTAAATCTTTTTTAAATATTTGTGACCTATCATCATATATACCAATAATATAATTAGACACTTCTATAACTCTTCTTTACTAAATCTTTGTATTCGTCATTTTCCGTGCCGTGAATAATAATATGATACCTGTCCTCGTCAGATTTATTTATGTAAGCATGAATGTTTCCCACATCTAATAACATTACTGTACCTGGTTTCATAGGAACTACTCCGTGATCTTTCATTTTAAATATACAACCAGTTGGGTGATTTAATGCAACATTAATAGGAGATAGCACATTTACATCTGTATCTTTATGAGGGGCTATGAAGCCATTAGGCTCTAACAACATAAATCTTACTCTGAAATACTTTTTCATAGGAAAAGTATTTATTAACCAGTTTGTAGTGATAGGACAAAGCTCTGCTGCTTTTGTCAATTGGTAAGGAGCATCTTCGTTTGAATCAAAACCATAAGAAGTATAATGATTAGTTTTATACTCATCTATTCCATGAATACATAAACTTTTCCACCCTCTATGAGTGTATCCTCCTCTACTATCTCCTGATCTATGTGAAACAAATCTTTCTTTTATAGATTTAGCTTCTTCTAGCATTTCTTCGTATGGAAGACCTATTTTTAAAGGAATCCAAGGAAGACCGCTTTCTTTTTTTATCCAATCAAAAGTCATAGGCAAAGGATTCACCGCAACCACAGCTAGATTTAGCTCCTGGGTTATCTACATATACCCGTTGATTAAAAGGGGCTGTTTCATATCTTATTACAGCCCCTTTCATGTAATTAATGCTTTCACAATCTATAACTACTTTGGGATTTTCGTTAATAATTATATCTGAGTCTTCTAGTTCAGGTTCGTTAATATAAAAAGCATATTGGAACCCCGAACAACCTCCTCCTTCAATTGATATTCTAATGAAGTCTCCCTCACTTGTGATAGAGGTAAAATACTTTTTACACTCTTCGTCTACAGAAGGATTTTCAATTTGATTATCATCAATTATAGGTTTGTTTCCGTGAAAATCTCTAACAATTTTCTCTTCAAGAGTTAAATTTTTCTGAGCCTCTTCCATAAAATCCCATAGACTAGGCTTCTCTTCTTGGTTTTTCTCCATCATTGAACACCTTTATAATAGCATTTTTGTAACTATTTATTACTGTACCCCATTTATTAGGGTTATCATAGGATTTAACTTTATCAATTATAGCTTTACGTTCATGGTGTTGATAAATTAATCGCATTTGAAACTTAAGATTTTCTGCTTCTGGCTCTAGTATCCAAGAGTGTCCTCCCATTCCAGTAACACTGTCTCCCGGTTTTAAAGCAAACAATTCTGGTGAGGTAATATCTACATGATTTCTTTGTGTTTGTATTCTAGCACCTATTTCTCTTGGTATAAATTCTTCTGTAGGTCCTTGATCTGTAATTATTGGGTATGCGCCACAAGCCACAGATTCTTGAACATGCATTCCATATCCTTCTCCCCTATAAGGGTGAACTACTACTTTGACATTTTTATAAATGTTAGCCATTTCTTTGTCAGATAGTAAATCAGAATTATACAATACTTTACCACAATCTACATGATATTGCAATCTTAGAATTTGGGATAATAAGTTATTTTGCCCGTATATTTGTGGAGTATCTTTAATAAACAACTGTACATTATCTGCTCTAACAAAAACATCTTTCCACACATCTAATAAAATATCAAGTCCTTTTCTTCTTTGATGGTTTCCTACAAAAAGAAAAGTGAACTTTTTAGAATCAAAGAATTTAGACTCCTCTGGAGTTTTATTATAAATCTTTTCGTCATAACCGTTAGGTATAACAAATAGTCTTCCAGGGTTTAATCCTGCCTCTAGGAACTTATCGCCTGTCCACATACTAGGCGTGATAACTCCGTCTGCAAAATTTTCCCATTTATATTGCCACTCAAGTGGAATTTTTGAATATTCCCAAGGTTGAATAAATATGACTTTTGTTTTACTAGAAGAAGGCCATCTCCAAATTGGAGGATATGTATGCCTAATCTGAATGTCAGGCTCCGTTTCTGTCTTTCTTTCTAGCTTTTTTAGTATTTTGATTTCATTTTTATTAGTCTTGTGCTCTGGGCTATAAGCATCTAAAGGAGTGATAAATATATTAATATCATCTGCTTTCTCTAATCCAATAGCTAATTTTCTATTAATAATAGCTAATGAATGATTGTCATAAAATTTTCCTATAATTTCTACATTAATCATTAGTATGTTCTCTCTGCTTCTATTTTACAAATATGCTGAAGCTCGTTTTTCTTAATCTTAGTTAGTCTTGCCCATTGTCTTGGATCACCTAATCCAGAGGTTTTAAAATTTCTTAGTTGTTCGTAGTTTTGTAATGTAGTTTGTTGCCAAATTCCAAAAAAAGGATCTTGTTCGGCTCG